GCAATGTTTGAAGATGGGAACTTTAGTGAAACTGAAATTGCTCTTACTTTCCAAGAAGAAAGACCACTCGATAGAGACGATATTGTGGACGGGTTCTAATGTCATATTTCAGAAATTATCCAAAAGTAAAATATAAATTTGGAAATGAAACTTCAGCAACTGAGTTTCAGCAAGTCGGTGCATATATTGATATTCTTGATTTAGCAAAGGATGATATTTCCTCCTATCAAAAGATCAATATTTATAATGGAGACAGACCAGACCAAGTATCATTTGGACTTTATAATGATGCAGATTATTATTGGACTATGTTTATGATGAACGACAATGTAAAACTGCGTGGGTGGCCATTGTCTTATGCTGAATTAATTGAAAAGGTGCAAAGAGAGTACCCACACCAAACTTTAACTACTAGGGCAAACCTTTCAGATAAGTTCTTAGTGGGTAGTACTATTTCTGGAACAACATCAGGTGCTACTGGAACTATTCTTCGAAGACGTGTAGATTTAGGGCAAATTATTATTGATACTGCAGGAACATTCCTTGCCAATGAAGAAATTAGTACAACAGAAAATAATGTGCTTAAAACAATTACAATCGATAGTGCTGTAGACGAATATAACGCAATACATCATTATGAAGATGCTGACGGTAAACACATCGATGTATTCCCTAATGCACCATTGATTCAAAGAATTAGTTATGAGATTAGTTATAAAACAACTCCTACAACTAGGTATGTTATTGATAATATTAAAGTATCAAACTTTTCCTCTGTAAGTTCAGACTTTAGTTTGGCAGAGGTAACAAATGCTGCGATTTATGGCAACTTGATCCAAGGTGGAACAGCACCTATTCTTACTGCTGCACAACTTACAATATATCAGAATGAAGCAGAACTCACTGTAACAGAGTGGGAAACTCAATTCCTTGTTGGTACATTAGGATTAAATGCTTCTATAATTGGAGATGTATCTGGGCAGTTGAATGCTATTAGAACAGCAATTAGTGATGCTGGAGGCACTGCTCCTACAAGTTTTGTTTTGCATACATTTACACTCGTTGACAATCAATTGAACTACCTTACTGGCACTCCTTCATTGAGCATGTACGAGTTTTTCTCTGATGTCAATGCTACAGTATCCGATTCAGAGATTCCATTCACAACAATTCTTGCTAATGATTCTGCTATTACAACAAATAAAAATCTAGTCGCCTTTGAAACAGTAGGATTGACAAGCACAGAACTTAGTTCCTCCCCATATTCTTCTCGGGTTGAAGGGTATACCGGCGCAGAAACTATTTTAAGCAATTATATTGCAACTAATTATTCCTCTCTTCAACCTTCTCAACTTACACCTATTACATTTAGAGAGGTATATGAAAGAGAAAATGAAGAACTTCAGAATATTCGCATTGTCAAACCCGATTTAGTACAAGCATTAGATACACAATATAAGAAACTGATTAAAGAGTCTAATGTTGATACGACTGTAACATCTGCCAATACTAATTTCAGAGGAATTAGTGGTAGTAGTGGTAGCACATCCTCTACTTCGACGACATCTTCTTCAAGTTCTAGTAGTAGCAGTAGTAGCAGCAGTAGTAGTGGTGGCGGTGGAGGAAGCAGTGGCGGTGGAGGTAGTGGTTATTAATGGCAATTTCCTCCGATAAAACACCAACTTATAAAATTGGTGATATTGAAGTATTAATTGATGCTGGAGAAAGAGGTCCGGGGGAACCAGTTGAATTTGGTGCCTTGGTTACACAACTTGACATTTTCCAAAACCTTGGTAATCCATATGTAACTGCTAGAATCATGTACACCGATTCAGCAAACTTCTCTAATGCTGTGAATATTCTCGGTCAAGAGAAAGTTACTATTATTATGAAAGACACTGAAGGGGAGGTGCTTTTACAAAAATACTTCTTTGTTACATCCTTAGAATTATCTCAAAAAGTTGGTGATGACAAGTCAGTCAATGTAATGAGTCTTGCAGAAGAGCATTTATTGTTGAATAACTCTACTCGATTTAGCAAAACTTATGAGGGTAAACCTAGTGATATTTGTAATAGAATTTGCTTTGAGCAGTTAGGTGTAAATGTTAGAGTAAGCGAACCAGCAGAACAAAAAGAAATGCGTGTGATTATTCCATATACAATGACACCATTAAATGCTGCGCAGTGGATGGCAAAAAGATGCACAATACAAAAGGGCATCCCATACTTGTTTTATTCGAAAGTATCTGAACAAAATGAACTACGATTAGATAGTTTGTCTTCTCTTTTAAATAAATCTGCTGTTAATACAGGTGATCCAATTATCTTTGGCACATTATCTTACGCTAAAGGTTCTTCAGGTGAAGATGATGATCAAATTCGCAAAAAGATTACTAACTATACAATTAAAAGTTCAGAAAATTCTTTGACTGCAATGATTCGGAATATGTATGGTGGATACTATAATTGGGTAAATACAATTGAAGATATGGTATCTTATGAGTATATTCATTCTTTACAAGAGGATTTAGGTAAGATACCAAAACCTAATAGGCAAAATATGCCTTATAACTATGATCCACAATTTTCTATAATGGGTGGAAGACCTTACCATGAAGGGCAAAACACTTACACAACACAGATTACAACAGGTAAATTATTTGAACCTACTCCACTGATGTCGTATGCAGAAGAAAAAACTCCTCAAGATCATATGAATAAAGCAACGGCAAGAGCACTATTTGCTTTTTTAGATCAACAACCGATCGATATTACTCTACCAGCAACGGATTTCAATTTTGGATTTGATGTTTTAGGTGAGATGATTGAAGTCGAGATCCCAAAAGATCTCCCAATTATCACAGATGAAAATGCTAAAGATACAGTAGATAAAAAAAGGTCTGGTAAATACCTTGTGTGTGGATTGAAACATACTGTCTTTGGTGATGTATTCAATGTTGTTATGACTTTAACTAAAATTGATACTCTGAGCGAGTTGGGAGAAGAGAAAAATAAACTTCATGGTATTGGGCAGAGGGAATACTAATGTCTGAATTAAATTTATTCGAAAGTGAATTTTATGGCGACAAGATTCGATGGTTTATTGGAATTGTTGAAAAGGTTGATGGAGACCCACAGACACTCGGTCGAGTAAAGGTTCGTGCTTTTGGTATACATAATGCCTATACATCAGAGATTTCTGTGGATGACCTTCCTTGGGCGACTGTCATGGTTCCGACTGGAGTTTCTGGAACTGGGCAAAGTCCTACAGGATTACAGAATGGCACTATGGTTTTTGGCGTTTTTCTTGATGGGAAACACTCTCAAAATCCAGTAGTCTTAGGATCATTACCAAAAATCGAAACAGGTCTTGTCGATAATATCACTCCACAACAAAAAATTAAACCCGGAAAGGTCAGCACTGATCTAGCTGCAAGTGGAGCATTATCTAATACTGTACCTCCAACTCGTTCTGGAGGTTCTGTAGGTGGTGCAGGAGATGCATTATATAGTGCAGGAATCAATAATGGGTTTGGTTCCGATGCAGCTGCAGTTATGACAGTATCTATTATGGATGGGATAAGTTAATATGTCTGATAGATTTGGCATTTTCAAATTAAAAGGTGAAAGATTGCGACAGTTCTATGAGTTCTGTAATGAGAAATCACTCAGCCCGGATGAAGAACTTACTCAGATTGAATATACTTTCTATGAAATTATGAAAAATCCTTCTGTAGAGGGAAATTTATTCCGCAAGGCATCTTCTATCGAAGAGGCGGCTGCATTATTTCATACATATGTTTTGGAAGATATGACAGGGTACGATAGAACAGTGAAACTTGCATATGAATTTAAAAGTAGATATGGGAGTTAATTATGCCTGCTAACCCAGATGCATATTTAGAAGAGATCGGGCAAGAAACAGCGACTGGGGCAGTAACAGTGCCTAAAACAGATGTTCCCAGTAAACTTCCAAATTACACAGTTGCTGCTCCAAGCAGTGAGGGTGCCTCTGCGACTGATGGAACTGAAGAAAATTTAGGTTCTGATTTTATTAACAATTTTGACGGTGGTACAAACACAGTTGATGGCGAAAAACTTTGTACTGGTAAACTTGATTTTAAGAAAGAAAATGGACTTATCGCTGCTGATAAGGTTGTTGTTGAAGCAGATGTAGTCGAGACTACTGAGACAAAATCGGGTGCAGGTACTGAAATTGATAGGATGCTAGGGAGAACAGTTGAGCATAAGAATGTAACTCCATCTTATACATTAAATAATAATGAAGGTGCTCGAAAAAATCTTACTGAAGAGGAACTTGAAGAAAAAGGTATCTCTGATAAGACTGCAAATAAAATAGTTCTTATTCGGATTAGAATAAATGCCTCTTTAAAATTATCGCAAAAGCTGCAAAAAGAATTTACTCCTCAACCCTATGTTCCAAGTGGATCTACGGGTGGATCTAGTAGACTAGGAGAAAAACTTAACGAGCAAATTCCTGATCAAAAAACAGGGTACGATAATGGTTATGAATTTTTATCAAAGTGTAGGTAATAAAAGTGTTAGTTTATAAACCACAAGAAAACGATTACAATGCAGAATTAGACAATCTTGGAATTGGACAATCTCCTATCATTGATATGAAAGAGGTTGCGCTAGGTGTATGTTTGAATACCTACGAGGAAGTTGAGGCGTATCTTCGGTCATGTAAAAGAGAAGTTACTGAGTTAGTTGTGTATCATACTGGAACACCAAATAGATTGAATATGGATTTGATTGGATTGAGAAAATATTATTCAAATGAGTTGGATAAAGGCACTGTAGATTATCATCTGCTGATTCTCCGTAATGGGCAGATTCAAATTGCTAGAGATATTTCTAGTGAATATCCTCATACACCAGTTTTAAACCATTTACCGAGATCAATCAGTGCAGCATTTGTTGGTGGATTGAATAATAAAGGTATTGAAGATTCTAAAGGATTTACAGGTTCTCAGTGGAAGTCTTATTCTGCGTTGCTCAGAGCATTTTATTCTATTATGCCGGGGGGTCAGGCATTAGGGCATAATAGTATTAATACTTCCACAACTAATCCTGGATTCAATGTAGAGGATTTTAGTTATTCTAGATTTGGAAAAAAGAATGTGATTGATAATGAAACTTTCCGTAATCTTGGTTCTCTTACTAGAGCACAGATTATTAATTTTGGGAGTGAGCAATAATGTCGAGTAAAGGGTCGGCTTCGATCAGAGCAAACAATCCCGGGAATATTAAGAACTTCTTTGATTATGACGGGACATGCGGAAGCACAAAAGTTACACATGGCACAAATCCTGTGTTTAAGACACCTGTATATGGTGCACGTGCAATGGCAAAGAATATTGAAGCAAAGTTTGATGGAAGAGCATCAAATACTTATGAATTATTGCATGTTCTTTCTCCAAGTTCTGAAAATAATACTGATGGATATGCAATTCCCTCTGTTGTGGGATATATGAAAAATAATGGATATTCTGACTTTAATCAGAATACAAACATTGTTGATTCTTTCAAATATGATCAGAATTTTGGCACAACTTACATGCAAGCAATTGCAAATATGGAGCAGGCGGGATCATTAAATTCTTTTTCTAAAGAAATTTTACAGTATGGTTGGGAATCTAAGAATAAAAGAGAACCTAATTACGACCCTTATAAATTCGGTACTAATGCAGACAAAGGATTCGCTGGGTGTGATCAACAAAGCGGAGATGCGAATCCAAATGATCCTGAAGAGAACCCAAACTCTCCATTAGGTCCCAAAGGTTCGGGTTCTAGTTACTCTGGTTCTGGTAGCAGTGGTGCTTCTGGAGGTGGAGGAGGTGAATATGGATTTAAAGATCCAGAAGGTGAATTCATTCGAGAAGAATATGAATATAAACCGACTACCAATGAAGCGGCGAGAGATCAAAGAGAAACTAAATTAAAAGTTCCTGACATCCCTGAAGCGATCACAGCAGAAACAAAAGAAAAAATTAAAGAGATGCTGGATACACCTTCAGAATATCCAAAAAATGTAGTTTATGAAACACCCGGTGGTCATAGAGTAGAATATGATGATACTCCTAAAACTCCGAAGACAACATGGACACACTCTGAGGGTGCTGGAATTGAAATGCATAAAGAGGGTGATGTTCTTGAAGTAGCACCTGGAAAATCTATTAAGGTTGTGGGTAATGGATTCGCTTTGAGTGTCACTGGTAATGGTGAAATGGTTTTTGATGGCAACCTTGACATTACAGTAACAGGTGACTTCAATATCAACTGTGCAAACTTTACTGTGAACACTTCAGGTTCTATGATTGAAGAGATCGGAGACAGAAAATCTACTACTGCACAGAATAATATTAGTATGAATGCAGTAAAAGGTAATATTAGTGAAATCGCCAAAGAGAATCATGTTACTACTGCAAAAAATAAGTATGACTTAGTTGGAAATAGTGCCACCTCTGTTTCTACAGACCATAATATCTTTACTAGTAATAATATTGATATTAAAGCAAATAATAATACTAAAATTGCATCTAAACAGAATACAGACATCCTTGGCAAGAAAATGAATGTTGTGGGTCCAGAAGGAACTTTTGGTGGAGAGAATGTTGTGATGTATGCTAACACAGCACACACTGATGTTCAAGGTAATGTGAAAGGTAACGTTGAAGGCGATTTAACTGGGACTGCATTGCTAGCTCAACTTGCTGGAGGATTAATTATTGGGGCTCCAGCACCGAGTAGATCAACTGCAAATAATACAGAAACTGAAAAACCTACTAGTTCTAATATTAATGATGCTTTAAATAATACTGATATGGGCGTAAAAAATGTGCGGGTTGATACTCCGACCATAGAAGCAACTTCTGAAACACCTATTCCTAGTGAAAACCCCGATGCACCTGATAGTCCTGAAGATACTTTTGCTGATGGAGATATTATTCGATGAAAATAAACGCATTTAATATTACAACAAGGCATGTTAGGTCTAGACTTAGGAATGGGTATTACAGGAATGATGCTGCTTTTATTGATTTTGCAATTAATCAAAATATTATGGACGAGGCATACTTTAATGTCTATCCTTATGCCTTTAAAAGAGCATTACCTAAAGAAGCAACAGTAAAGTATGGTATTGAAAAACTGAATAACATTTGCATTCAAAACAGATACAAAGAAAACATTGGTAAGTTAAGTATTTTACCAGATACGAAATACATTTCTAAGTTTTCAGATGTAGATGCAGGAACATTGTTAGGTCCGGGCATTCCTTTATCTAAGTTTGTAAATGCGCCGGGAACTAGAGCAACACTCAATCATATCACAACTCCGACTGAAAAAACTAATCTTGCAAGACAGTTCTATTGTCA